TCCTAAATGTATCATTCTGCCTACTTTTTCTTCTGTTAAAAGCTCTGCGTTTTCGTCCTCTTCTAACAGTCCCTCGTTAATCAGCATAGTAAGCAGCCACTTAGTATCCTTTACCCAGTCTGGGTTATTCTGGTTAAATACCTCTGGCAGCTTGTCATATCCCCCGCATTTTTCCTGCAATTCTTCCAGTGCATTAAGGGTAAAAAGCAATCTGTACTTTTTTCCTTTCAGTTCCACGGTATAACCGCCGTCATTCATTGCGCTCATTTCATAAAATTAAGGCGTAGCCCTGCGCTACGCCTTTCTCCTTTCCTCAATTATACTGTTGCCATTGTTTCTGCTGGCTCTGGTACTGTTGTAAACCATGTTGTAGCTGCTTTGTCTTTTTCCAGTCCTACAAAGTCAGCCTTCCACTTGCCGTCTTTCTTTCTCTTGTAGAAATTAGCGGTAATCTCTGGTGTATTGAATTTGATGCTTTCGCCCTTTGTTTCGTACTTTTCTCCCGGTACTTCAAACTTGCACTTAAGCAGCCAAATATAGCGGTACTTGCCCCCTGTCTTTGCCGCTCTAAACCCGATAGCTAAAAACGGCGGCTCGTCGTCTCCACCAGCCCATACAACCTTATTCTGGTCTACCGTTTGCCCCAGTACCTCTGCAATGGTTTCTGGTGTAAGGTCTTTAATACCTAACTTTAACGTGCCGTTTGTAAATTCCTTTACGCTTTCGCTTAATGCGTCGTCAGCATACAAGTCTGCTGTAGCTGTTTTTACGGATAAATCGGCACTCATAGCCTCTGCTAATTTCTTAGGCGCTGCGTAAGTTTCTGCGCCCTCTTCCTCTTCTGTGCAGACAGCATAGTAAAGGTCTTTTAATCCTAATGTCATTATTTTGTCACTCCTTTAACAGTTCGATTGTTATAGGTACTACCCAGTACCCTGTATCATTTTCTTTTGTTTCCGCATCTACGCTATTTATGTAAGCACCTGCTGCCGTCAGCACTTCCAGAGTTTTGTTTAGCTGCGCCTCAAAATCTCCCTTATGAAAAAGCGTAACCCTATACAATTCTCTGCCTGCTACTTCTTTATCGTCAGCGCTCGCCGCTGCTCCTTTCAGCAGCCTCAGAAATGTGTAGTAAGCCGTCGGCTTTTTCTTCCCGGTAAATACGCCTCTTTCCGCTGGCAGTCCTGCACTTTCTAAAATGCTCTGTAAGCTATCCATTTGTTTCACGCTCCCATATTTCCAGCTGTGCCTCTACTACTTTATCCTGTGCTTTCTCATTTGCTACAGTCATATAGGGGCGTGCCTGCTGGCTGCTTGTCCCATATTCCGCTACAAAGCCGATAGTTGCATAACGCACATTGCTTTTGTCCCCTTTTCGGTCGTTTCCGTGCTTTGCCCTGCCCTGCGGGTATACCTCTACGTATTTCTCTGTACTTCCACCTTTAACAGCAGTTGCTTTGATTGACTGTATAAAGCCTGCGGTTTCCTCAATCCCCATAGCCTTTGCCTCTGTCTGCTGTGCCTCTATCAGCACCGCAGCACCAGCCTTTAACATTTTAGGCACTGCCTCTACCGTTGCCTGCTCCCTATTTCCAAACGCCTCTATGACAGCCTCTAAGCCCACGGTATTAAATTCTCCCACGCTTAAGCCCCCTTTTCCTTATATCGCAAGTCCGTTAGCGTAAGCTCTACCGTGTCGTCGTCAATGTCATACGTCTTAAGCACAAAATAGGCTTTCCCACCCAGTTCTACAGTGTCCTCGCCCTCATAATCTGCCTTATGAACATCACATTTACGCTCTACCACTTTCCCCGTCTGCTGGCTCTTGAAATACTCGTTATAGCCTACTGATTTCATGTTGCAAAAAACAGTACGCCTACTTTCTTCGCCCTGCTCTGCAAAGCCATTACTGTTTACCCTTTTATCTGGCTCTGTCAGTTTTACAAGCGTTAATTCGTCAACCCATTCTGCCATTTTATCCCTTGCCCTCCTTATCTTTGGTGTCCATTTCGGACACTGCTCCTAAATATGCACTTCCGCAGTAACAATTCCCTAAATATGCAGCTCCACTCTTATAGTGCAAATCATCTATTCGTTTATCCAGTTTATCCATATTGTCATAAACTTCATGAAACGTATTATTTACTGCTTGCATATGGAGTATCTCTCTGCCCTTAATTTCATCCGCCAGTGATTTTAGGCTTGCAAGGCTAAACCACCTCATAGCAGTATCTCCATTAAGCAAATAAGGCTTTTATTTCCTGCTGTGTGATTTCTTGTAAATCACTTTCTGTCAATGCCTTAATGCCCTTTGTTGCTGTAAATTTTCCAGTTTTGCTGTCATATGCAAGCTCGGTTACTACGTTCCCAGTTCCGGCTGTACCTACAGATAAATCACCCAGCTGAATAAGCCCGGCTACCGCTGCATTGATAGCTTTTGTTACGTCTGCTGTCTTTGCGTATGTGGTCAAGGCATTTGCAATAGCGGCTGTAACTTCTGCTGTTTTTGCATAATCGGTTAAATCAACCTCCCAGTCTCCCACATTTTCCAGTTTTCCGTTAATAACCATATACTCACTGAAAAGATTCCCGGATGTTCCACCCTTGTTGGGTACCATGTAAATTTTCTTTTCTGCGTCTGGTGCTGACACGTTAATATCTGCTGTGCTGCTCACTGTCACACGACTTAAATGGTCTGCGCCTGCTACAGCAGTAGAAATGGCTTGTGCAATCTCTGTAGCTGTCATTCCGTCTGTAATTCCATATCCTGCAAGTGTGGTAGCTGCGTTTGCCTTTCCATTGATTAAATTTTTCAAATCTTCTGCCAAATGCTCAACTGCAACTTTATCCAGATGCCCCAGCGCACCAATTTCTGTTTTTTCTGTATATCTTTCTTTAATTTCGTTTACCAGAAAGGTAAGTGTATTTAATGTCACTCTCTTAATTGCCATTTTTACAACGCTCCTTTTTTAAATAAATTTTTAATATCCTCCTCATTTACTTCATCTACAGACACATCACCTGAATCTCCCCCGCCTGTTCCTGTATACTCACTAGAAAGGCTTAAATGTGTTTTTAAGCACTCGTAAGATTTCCAGAATTTTTCTGATTTATCTGAATATCCAAACTCTGATTTACAATAAAGTGTAATTGCACGGATAATTAAAGCGTCTTTTTCATCAATCTTTTTAACGCCAACATCCCGCAAATCCATTTTGCAAGCAGCTATACAGTCGTTAATTTCTTCTGTAATTTTTTCACTTGTGCTGCTGATACGCAGCGCCGCCCGCATCTTCTCTGTTAATGTTGTGGCATTTGCTGCCATATCCTGCACCCCGCTTTCTAAAATAAATCTAGGCTACGTTTCCATAGCCCAGATGCTTACTCTTTGATTTTTGCAACCTTTGCTCTTTCCAGAATTGTTGCACGTTCACGGCTTACGGTAAAAACTTCTCCCGGCTCTTTCACTTCGTTTAGTACCTTGTCTAAGTACATATCTGTTACCTCTACCGTAACCGTTCCGGCTGCCTGCGGTTCGTCGTCCTTTTCCGGCTCTTCCTGCTTGTTTTCCTCGGCATATTCTGCCGCCGCCTGCTCCGCTGCCTCTTTTTCCTCTTCTGTCAGCTCGCTTTCGTCTGGTATCTCTACCTCAACCTCTGCGCAACGTTCCGCAAGTTCTTTGATTGTCCCCTCTGTACTTACGCCCAGCTCTTCCGCAAGTTTCTGCAAATCTGCCTTCTTGCATTTTTCCAGCTCTTTAACATCTAAACGCCTTTTCATAAATATCCACCTTTCTTACGCACTTCTCCCCATGCAGATAGTAACAAGGCTGTTTTTATCAACTACCTTTCCGTCCGCAAGCATAATGCCCTTTGTTACTTTGTCGTCTGTGTCGTTGTCCTCGTATTTCTTTACGCCCATTGCATAGTTGGTGTTAAGTACATAGTCCTTAAAGTTAAAAAGGAACGCAAACGCTGTATTCTCTGCTACTCCGGCGCTGTATGTGGTCACATAATCGCAGCACACTACCTGTCTGCCCAGCAAAAAGCGCTCCGGCTTTCCTGCAATACCGTAGTTTACTCTGCCGATAGGCTGCCCGTTGCTGTCGGTCAGTCCGTAATACTGCATAAAAGTGTTTTTACTCATACACCATACTGCCCCGTTTTCGTATGCCTGCGGTAATGCTGCCTCTGCTGCAATTAAGTCCGCATATGCAGGTTTTAAACTGGTAAGTTTCTGCCCCTCTGCGGGTGTTTCGTTTAAAATTCCTTTCGGTTTTCCGTTTCCGTCGCCGCTGATAATCGCCTGCTCAAGTGCTTTTGTCATAGCCTCTACAATGTTGTTAATCAGCATAGCCTCAAAAGCACTGATTGCCATTGTGTCAACTTCCAGACTTACCGCAACTGCGCAGCGCAGCTTATGATATGCAAAAGTAATCATGCCGTCTTTTGTAGCGGTAGATTTCTGCTTGTCGCTGCCTTTTCCCTCTGCTACCCATGTTGCAGTAGGCTTAACCGTAGATACCGGGATAGCCACGCCGCCCTTGTATGCAGTTCTGGTTACAAGCGCCAAAATCATGCCCGTGCTTTCCAGTTTCTGCACAATCTGGTTCAGCACCGTTGTAGGGATTGTTGCGCCTACGTCCGTTGTGCTGCTTACGGCATCTGCTCTGTACTCTGCCGGAATAGCTGCGCCACGGCATACATAACGCATAAACGCCTTTCTGTATTCCATGCTGCCGTACTTGTCGCCGTCGTCCCCCTCTCCGGCTGCTCCGCTAAAATTTCTAAGCACTGTCGGCGTTGTTCCCTCGCCGCCCTGTCCGTCGTCAATCGGTTCTCCTGCCGCAATTCTGGCAAGCAGCTTATTTCTTCTCTCTGCCTGCTCTACAATCTGCGTGCGCTCTTCCTGCAAGTCTGTTACCTCTGTTTCCAGCGCTGTAATTTCCTCTGCGGTCAACTCTGCCGCTCTGGTGTTCAGCTCGTTTCTAATCTGGGCTAATCTTGCCTCAATTTCTTTTAATCTCATGGTTTCTGTTCTCCTTTTTTGTGTTATAAATTCGCTCTAATCTTTAGTAATGCTACCCGTCTGTTAAGCAACTCCTGCCGTTCTGCCTCATAACTCCTATGTGCAAAATTACGGGCGCTTATTTCAGTATCCCCGTTTGCTGGTATGCTCACTGCGGATACGTCATAAACCTTTTTAATTTTTAAAATTGTCCTTGTGCGTGTTACTCTGTCGTATGTTTCCTCTGCCACGGTAAACGCCCATGACATTTTAGTAATCATGCCTGCGTCAATATCCTGATATAACCCACGGGCTAAGTCTGTCTTTCCTAAATCAGCCGCCACTAAAAGCCCTTTATGGTCTGGCACTAAAATAAGCGTCTTATTTGACTGTCTGGCAAACACTCTGCCTGCATGGTCGTACTGCATAATAACATCACTCATGTCTGCGCCGTCCAGTGCGTGTGCGTCTATCCTTTCGTAAAACTTTGTCCCGTCCTCAAATTCATAAAGCAGATACGGCTTGTCAAAAGTTGTAGCATATCCCTCTACGTAATACTCTGTGTCTATTCTTTTTGCCGCTGCCTGCGCAGTCAATGGCGCTGCCAGCGCCCTATATTCCCGCTCTTTCTTAATCGGCATTGTTTACACCCTCTTTCTGTTTCCCGTCGTCTGGCGGCTCTTTCGGCTCGCCCTCTGTCGGTTCTTTTCCTTTTCCGTCGTCTGTACCCTGCTGCCCCGCCTGCGGTACTTGCTGTATGATAATCTTCGGCTCTTTGTCGCTGTTGTTCAGCTCGCTTACTTCCGTATATTCCTTTCGGATATAATACTTTTCCCCGCCCTCTACGTGTGGCATATTCCATATATCCATTACCCCGTTACGGTTCAGCAGCGCACGGTCAAAAAGCTGTGTGCTTACTTGCAGCTTTGTAGCGTTACTGGCATATTGCAGACGGTTTGCAGAAAAAGTAATAGCATTTCCGCACGCTATCTCTCTGTCTGAAAATGTCATGTTTGACATAACAAGGGAAAGCTGGATTGCAAACGGTTCTATCTTCCCCTCGTAATATGCGTTCCACGTTTCCTCGTCAAATTTGTTTTGCAGAATATCCATGTTAGTACCAAAATGCGTGCATACATTTTCTTGTATATTCTGCATCTGCAATGCGTTTGGCGTGTATGGTTTGCTTTCTACTTGTTTCAGCTCCGAAAACTTATTATCATAAATAATCATGCCGCTGTCATTGTCTGCGCTTAAATTATCCTCTGTAAAGCGCAGTCGCTCTTTCTTTATATCCTCTGGTTTTAACATATTTGCCACTTTTGCCAGAAAGCGGATATTTGCAGAATTTTTGACGGCATTTATAATGCCCTCATTCTGCGTATGTATCAGCTGCATAGTGGGCTTGAGCGTGCGGTTATCCTCTCCAAAAAGGTCGTCTGTATATTCAAAGTCGGTTATGATACCTACTTTTTCAAACTCAATCGCCCCATGCTCCCCATTTGCAAACAAATACCTCAAGTAAACCTGTCCTTTTACCTCTACCACCTCGCAGCGTTCCGCACGCAATGGATACCAACCGCATAGCCTGCCTATTTTGTCCTCGATAGGTACAATAAAAGCGGTATGCTCTACTGCTACGTAGGTCGCAAGCCGCTTAATAAACTTTGTAGTATCCATGAAATAGTTAGGCTTATGCTGTAATGTTTTTTCCAGATGCTTAAGGGCGCTACCCGTAATCTCCGGCTTTAATTTGCTGCAATGTGTGGCAAAATTATTTACTGCTGTCCTCGTCAAGTCCATTTCGTATACACCGCCGCTATAGCTGGTAAACGTAGGGCTGTACCCGTTCAGCATCTTAAAATAGCTGTCAATATATCGCAGCTCTTTCCCATGAAAAAGATAATCTAAGAATTTGATACCGTTCACTCTCCTTTCTATGCGGCGTTTTTCAGCAGCTCGCCGCACTCTTCCCAGTATTTCTGCCGTACCGTCATTGCATCAATAACAGATACGAAACCGTCAATGTGCGCCCGCTGCTCTATCTTAATCGGTCTAAATTTCCTTGTTTCCATATTGTGCTTAAGCGCTACGTTTAAAAAATGTGTCTTTAGTAAATTGTTGTCGGCAATCTTAAAATTGCCGTCCTTTATGATGCCCTCAAACTCACGGATAACTGGCGTAAGGTTTTCGCCTTGATATACGTCGTCCATGTGAAAGCCATAATTTGCCATATCGGTAATAAGGTACTGGGCGCTGTATCTGTCGTAGCCAATCTTAAGCGGGCGTATACCGTATACTTCCAACAGCATAGTAAACCAGCTGTAAACGTCGTGGTAATCTACGTAGTTCTCGCCGCTTAAAGTAATCAGCCCTTTTTTAACAAATATGTCGTAAGGCACGCCGTCCGTTGCCTGCAAGTGTTCTATTCTTCCCCGTGGCATAAAGAATTGAGTAAACGCATATAATTTGCCCTCTTTCTCAATTACCACGCTTGCTGCGGTTAAGTCTGTTGTCTGGCTTAAGTCAATACCGCCCACGGCGTAACAGTCCCTAAAGTCCTCTAAAGTCTTTTCAACTCCTGCACTGTCTACCGTTGTGTATTCCAGCCATGCAATAGAGCTGTTCTGCTTAATGTTGCAATACTTTGTCAAAAACTCTGCTTTCTTGCTTAAGCTACCCTCTGCTACGGCTATTTCATCAACAAAAAAGCTCTCTTTTACAGAAACGCCCATGTTAGGGTTAGCCTTTTTCAGCTCTTCTATATCGTTCCATTTCTCCACGTCGTCAATCATGTAAAGGAACGGTAAAAGCCTGCGCTCTTTGCTATTGCCTTTTAAAAAGCTGGTGCTGCGTTTCATCAGCTCGTCATAAATACTATCGTTGATATATCCGGCTGTGCTGATACTCAAAATCATAGGCTGGGTACGTGCGCCTAATGCAGATTTCATAACCTCATACTGCTTTAATCCTGCGTCCCCGCTCCATGCTGCCATTTCATCACATACCACCAGCTGCGGGTTAAAACCGTCTGATTTCTTGGCATTGAAAGCAATCGGTTTTACAAATGTGTTGCTTTCCTCAATGTAAATATCACTGCGGCGTTTTTTTGCCAGCTCTTCAAGCTCTGGCTCTGCCAGTACCATTTTATGAAAACCGTCATACACTAACGCCGCTTGGTCTAATTTTGGCGCTAAACAATAAATTTCCTGCCCGTACTCCGGCTCTAAAAATGCCATGTATGCAATTATCGCAGACGCAAATAAACTCTTGCCATTTTTTCTGCCGATAACTATAAAAATTTCTCGGAAAATACGTATTTTTTCCTTGTCTTGTACTCCAAAAATAACAGAAACTATAGCCTTTTGCCATAGTTCCAGTTTCAGTAAATCATTGCGTCCCTTGCTGTGGTGGCAAAAATTCTCAATAAATTTGATAGCCTTATTTGCAGCTTTCGCATTAAAAAAATACTCCTGCTTTTCCAGTGCGTCCACAATGATTTTATATATTTGTTTTATCCATTTTCCCGCTATAATTTCGCCGCTGGTAATCTTTGCGTGGTACTCATAGATATAGTTTCTGTATGGTATCACTCCGGGCTATTCTTCCCGCAGCGCCGCCAGTCTGCTTGCTTTCCTTTTTGCTGCTGGCACTAATTCTGTCAGCTGCTTAATGATTGCTGCATAGTTCTTGCTTAAGGCTATGTAAGTCTCTGCCTCTGGGCTTTTCTTTGTTCCCCACTGGTTTTGCCCGTTCTGGTATTCACTTGTCCAGCCCTCTTTTTCTATCATTGCCTGCAAGTCGTCCAGCTCAATACTCATAAAAGCAGCCTTTTCTATCAGCGGCGTTACCAACTTCTTTTTATTTTCGTCTAAGTCTTTGAAAATTCCCTTAAGTCTGGTCTTTTCTGCCTTTATCCTCTGTTCTTTTGTCTTTTCTTTCCTTGTTGCCATTCTTTTACCCCGCTTTCAGTTCCCCTGCCGCATACCACACCCCCTACACCACGCCTGCGCACGCCCGTAGGGTAATTTTAGGGTATCCCCCTCGGTATCTGTCCCCTTTAATTTCTTTTCTGCATAGGGGGGATTATACCGCCGTCTGCATCAAATCTATAACGCAGCCTCGGTGCGCTTTTATGATGCTCCTTGTTGTGGCAGTCTTGGCATAACGCCTCTAAGTTATCCCAGTTAAGCGTTATGTCTGTGTCATTGATATTGTCACGGTTAAGCCAGCGCTTATGATGTACTATCTTTGCAGGCTCTCCGCATCTCTCACAAATAAAGTCTTGTGACATTAAGTAAGCAGCTCTTGTATTCTCCCACGCTGCTGATAAATAAAAACTCTTAGCCCATTCTTTCACGCTGTCCCCTCTCTTTCTTTTAGTATCCCAGCGCCCTAAGTTTCATGCGCTGGGTGGAGGCTAAAGAATGAAAACAAAAAAAGAGTAGGTTACTGCTGCCGCCTCTGCGGTTAAGCTCTCGCCTACTCTTTCCATGCTACCATTATATCTCTTTTGTTTTTCCATGTAAATTTCATGTTTTTTTCATTCTTTTGTCATACTGCCTTTTCCCTGCTATCTTATCTTGTCCTCGTCCATTCCCCACAATAATACCGACAACTCGTTTATGATAGCTGTTATCCAGCGTCTTGGTGTGCTGTTTCCTGTGTCCAGTTCCTCTGCAATCTTTGCATAGTCCATGCCCTGCATAAAGTACATTTCAAACGCCTTATACTCTACCTCTCTGTCTGCCGCCTTTCTCCTGCGTTCTATCTCTTCTACCGCCTTGTCGATATGTGCCGTCATAATCAGAGTTTTAAAGCGGCTGCGTCTGATACTCTCTAAGTATGTACGCTGCTGCTCGTCTGTCATTCCTGCAAGTTCCAGCTGCTCCCCGTCGCTTATTGCGTTCTCAATGTGAAAAGCTGCGTCCCGATAGCATTTCATCAGCATAAAGGTGTTATGATACTTATTCTGCTTTCTGTCTTTCTCTTCCTGCTTTTTGTATTCTGCCACTGCTGCCCGTGCTGCTTTCTGTATCATTTCCTCAAAATCAGCCGCAGGCAATGCTACCCACTGCTCCCCCTCCGGCGCTCCTGCTGTTTCTTCATTCTCTGGCTTAATCTCTGTAGCCAGCCCTTTGATTTCTACCTCTTTTTCCTGCATCTAAATTGCCTGCCTTTCACTTTTAATTAAACGGCAGCTCGTCGTCTACGCCGTCTGGAATATTCATAAAGCCGTCGTTATAATCTGGCT